TAGCAACTTCTATTCTAATTGTAGGATCTTTATTAGCAATTTTTTGAGCCCATTCTAAATCATGATCTATACTAGTCAAGTATCCGACATATCTATTGTAAAATAATGAACTATATCCTGCTCCATATTCTAACACTCTATCATCTTTTGTTAATATATCTTTAAGAAATGCTATAGCAGGGTATGTATACCAAGGTGTATACCCCTCATTGTCGCAAATTTCTTCATCGAACCATCCTAAGTTTTGCAAATAATTGTAAGCAAAGGTTGTAACCTTTGAACGGTATTTGTCCTCCATGGAAAGTTTTAATGGTTCACCCTCTACGTTTACAAGTTCAATTGGTCTATGCATTGTTAGTGTATAAAAAATCTATCAAGTTTCCATATAGTGATATAAGCATTGCTACTTTGCTATCATATACCCGTATATATGCAGAGTTTTTCTTTTTGTTTTTTAAACCTATATAGTAAGGACAGTTTATCTTTTTACCTAGATCAAGCGTAAACTTCTTAATACTAAAATCTTTTTGTTGGTCTTTAGTTAGATATACGGGGTATTCGTAATATTCAATCTCGGCCAGTTCAAAGGCATCTTTACCTTCTTCGCTTAAACGTAAGCCTGAACTACTACGACCAGTAGTCCACCATAAAAACATAAGCTGATGTGTTGTTAAATTTTGAAAAGGATGAGTGCTAGGAAGATTATCAAAGACAACTTTAGTGATAGTTTCTTTTGTAACTTTACTCATCTGGGTATACTTGACTACCCTGATTCATAAAGACTACTGTAAACTTATCTGTTTTAAATTGATTGTTGAGTTTACGACATAAGTTTCTAGCATGTCCTGGATTGCTGAAACTTGTTTTCTTATACTTTGGTGCAGCTTCGTTACCTAGATAGTGCTGACTCTTTAAGTTAATAGGTTGACCATCATAAAATACAGCCCAAATACCAGCAGCCTCAACTATTTGATCACACTTGTAAGTGTTTTTGTCTACATGCTCTAGTATGACTTTGGGTTGTGTTCTGCTCATTTAAATTTACCGCCTGTTATTTCAACTTTGATTACTTCCTCTTTACTGTTATCTTCGTTTTTTAACTCGTTAAGTTCCAGTAATAATTTAGCAATCTCGTCACGCAAACCCCTCGCTTCAACAATGGGCAGTATCAAGTCCTTTTGTTGCTTACCCTCAGATTTGCTTACCTTATCTATAAACTTCTTTATATTTACCATCTCAAGTATTTAGTAGACTATTTACCTCAGATTCAGTTTTAAAGGGTCCAATATAGTCATAACGCTGGATAAAGATGTATTTGGGGCAAAAAACCTTTGATTTTATGCCATTTTGAGAGATAACAAACCATCCTGCAGCATGATAGCACTTACTTTTCTTGGTTTTCGTATATAAGTGTAGTTTGCGCTTGATATCGAACATATTGTTATATGTTTTGGGTGTTGTTGGGTATTCAGGGTATGGGATATCAGCTTTTGTTTTATTAGACTTAAGTGGTTGAAAACGTATCTTAGTTTGCTTTTTTATATCGTTAGTATTATCAAACTGTAGTGCGCTACCATTAAGTATTACTTCATATCCAGCACTATTGGCTTGCACATTGCCAACTTTCTTTTCACCGTCAGTAACTACCCAATATTGATCTTTAATAATAGGTTTAGCGATAAGTTCGTTCATTCATATTCTCCAGTATGTAGTTATATAATTCTATATCATTCTTGTAATAAAATCTATAAAAATTAGTATTGATATATTTTTTTAATTTGTTTCTAATTAAAACTTTGGTTTGCGAATCATCTAAAGAATTAAGCCAAAAACTACTATAATCTATTCTTTTACCATGAATTTCAAACAGCAGATCACTTAAGTTTTTACTATAATTTTTGTTTACTATGAAAAACATGCAATTATCTGTGTTAATATTATGTAAGTAATTACATTGCGGTAATGTATGTCCATCTACAACAACTACCTGAGACAAAATATTTACGACATCTTCGGTTAATTCTGCGTGTGGGAAATGTTTCATATGTAGATATTCAGTTAAACCCGATATCCATCGTGACATTGGATCACGATACGCAACAATAATTTTTTTATTTTCAAAATTATAAGTATAATCTTGTATAGGTTTCCAATTTAATTTTTCAAGTAATTGTTTAGTAAAACTATGTGCATTTTTGAGTATGGGAATGTATGCATAGTTTCCTATTGGACTTAGGTAGGCAAAAGGAACAGCGGATCTTTCATTGCGAAAAACCTCATCACGAACATTTTCCTTTTGAATTATCAAAACTACTCCCTAAGTTTTTCCCAAATGAATTCTTTTGTAGGAACATATGCAATCGGTTGAAGCCAACCCTTTGCTTGGCAGGTATAAATTATACTTTTATAATCTTCTGGACAGTCTTCAGATATCATCATGGCGGCACGTGGAAATTGCACAAATTTATGCAAAAATTTAAAATTTTTATCTGCAGGTAAAAGTGTTAATACTTCATCACGCTCTTCTACGCCAATTGACATAATTCACCTACATATGGATTATTCAACCATTTAGCATAAGTCTCAGCCTGCTCACTAACCTTGTTGAGTTCATACTTACCACAGAACTTCATAAAGTGAACACCAACCTGGGGCGTAGTCTTAACACGCACACCGGTAGCGATTGCAACATCAACAAGATCCTTGATCTCGTCGGGCTGTGCAGTCAAGTCAATGAGTAACTTATTACGTTCATACAAATCCTTGACGCGAAATTCGTTGCCGTCAGGATCAGCCCAACGTTGTAGCATCATATTATTCCAATTAAAGCCTTGCTTTGTGCGATCAGCATAAGCCTCAATAAGTCCGACCTTGTTTTTGCTACCCTTAGTGCGAACACCGGGATATGCACTAAACACATTGTCACCAGCATCACCTCGCATGATCTTTTCAAACAAGTGAAATTGCGGATCACCTAGAGTTTTAAGTTCGCCAGTTTTCTTGTCCTTGACAGGCTTGCCCTTGTCATCAAAATAACCTTCTAGCGTGATCAATTGGTTGCTTACACCATTATATTGTTTAACATTATGGCTAATCAACTGAACATAGTCGGTATCGCTGCTAATGATATAATGTTCGTCGTTAGGATGTAGATGAACAAATCGTGCGATTAGATCATCTGCCTCTGCCCGTTCATGGCGCAATACGCTTACATTTGTTTTTTCACGCAAGAAGGTTGTAAACATGTCATAGGTTTCCCAGAACATCTTGTTTTCTTCTTGTTCACTTTCAGTCAATGCCTGTTCAGCAACCTTACGATGTGCCTTGTATTGTGGATATACATCCTTGCGCCAACTACGACCCTCAAGACAGAACACAACGTGATCAATGCCATACTTGCGTACAACTTGATTCACGCTTGATAGAGTGAGGTGTAGTGCCATGCCGATCTTCTCCCACGTATCGCTATTACGACTTGCGATATGTCGGGCGCGAAAAAACGTATTGGCTGTATCGATCAGAGCGTATTTCACAAGCACACCTATTTACTAGAATAATATACGTATATTATACTAGGTCTTTGCGAAAGTCAATCTATTTTGGATCGTCAGATTCGACGAAATGGAACAACTCGTCAAAAACTGGGTTTTGTGGCCATTGCCTAGGACCAGTTTTAGTATGGTGTCCTTCTTGTATAGTCACTACTGTATGGCACATCTTACATAAGACTTCAATATTCTCTGGATCACGATTTAAATTGTTACCATCAATATGATTGATATCCAATGTTGCAGGATGTAGTATATCCATGCTGACGCAAGAGAATCCATAGTGTGCGTCTTTGTTAGCACAACCTTGACTCATTTTCCAAGCATCAACTTCTTCTTTGCCTGCTTTTCTATGATATTCACACACCTGTTTATTTTGATGTGTGCCGTTTTTATGCGCCTTGTGGTAACCTACACTATTATTACAATGTGGTACCGAACATTTAAGTGGGGG